GGAACAAAGAATGTGAAAAAATCACTCAATTCTCTTGCGAGTCCAGGTTCGGCTTGCACCGTCATGAACACTTCATTCTTTTTGTCTATTAATAATGTATCATGTTCGTATAGCATTGTACCAACATTTCGGGCTCGCCCATACGTTATCTGCACTAATCCAAAATTCTGAAAAACATTCACCTACTGCTCTGGCGACACCTCCCCAATTTAGATCATGTCCAATAATCAATCCATTTTGATGCACTTTTGGTTCCCACAATTCAATATCTCTTTTGACACCTTCATATGTATGATCGGCATCTATAAACACAAAATCTAAATGACCATCAGGGATGTCTTTATGTGCTTCGTCTGTTCTCTTAAAAATCATTCTCGATCTATCAGGATATTTTGATTGCAGTTTTTCAGCATTTATTTTTCTGTTTTCTTGTCCTTCAGCATATAGACCTCCTTCATATCTTTCAAGTTCATTACCTTCAACCTCATAACTATCAATACCATACAATCTTAACAATGGATTTATTCTCATCAAATTTGTATAATTAACGGCATCAGCAACACCTAACTCTGCGCCTATATGAAAGTTAAACAACTTAATATATCCTGATATGACATCCCATCTTTTCTCTTTGACAGGAGGTATAGTAATATATCCTCCCATTTTTACTGCATCGTTAGGCGTTCTCAATTAATTTCACCCATTCATTAGTTATTTTTTTAGGATCAAATTTGCTCATATCAACCGATGTTTTTTGATCTTGTATATCAATCATCCAGTTTGCTATGTCTTGTAATTTATGATGCTTATCAATTAACATATTATGTTTGTCTTGAAGAATTTCTTCGCCAGCATCTCCTTTATATGTGAGAACAGGAACACCCAATTGATTTGCTTCAAGATAAACAAGACCAAAAGTTTCTTGAGGTAATCCAGGGCGAAACAAACATGAGGCTTTGCTGAGTTTTGTCAAAGCATCTGTGTATTTTAACTCACCAAAAAATCTTATTGGATATCCATTTTTATTTACATCAAAAATCATTTTTTCACATATTTCTACATCTTTTCTTGATCTTTGCGGTGGTATGCAAATATGAAATGGTCTTCTTGTGAGTCCTCTTTCATATAATGATATGTACATAAGCACGGCTTCTTTCATACCTTTACCAAATGCACTCATCCAAAATAAATAATCATCTCTAGTTTCTTGAGGTTGTACTGTTAATCCTTTTGGAATCATATAATATATTATTTTGTCATCTTTTAATTTTTTAACTGTATGACTAAAAGGATTTTTATTATAAACATAATCGGCCACTGCCTTAGAATTAAATATTCTTGGATATTCGTTATGTGTTAAATGAAACCAATTGTGAAACCAACAAAATGTTTTCTCTGCACAATTCATTTCTATCGGTGACATAGGAGGCACATGAATATTGTTCATCTGATAGCCTCCATGAAAATTTCCATAATATCCAAAATGATTTACCATTAATCTTACTTTAGAATAATCATAATAGTGTCTATGCACATTAAGATGTTTTACATTATTAATCACTTTATCTGTGCCATCAGTGATAGAGTGAACTAATCCAACCTCTAACCCTTCTCGTGCTAAAGATTCTGCAACACTTAAAATTTGTCTTTCTGTGCCACCCATTGATCCACCATCCGCTGGATCTAAATGACAATTTGCAATTATCAATAAATCATACATTATGTCCCCATTGTAAATCGTTTCCACTCAATGGCATTTTTGATCTGAAATCCTCTCGTGTTTAACGATTTTATAATAGATTCTAGATATTCAATTTTTTCTTTTTGATATGATATTTTTTCGGTTATTTCAAGAATGTCTTTGTCAGACTCTATAAACATTTCTAAATCACTTCTGTTCTTTTTTATGTCGAGATCAAATACATGCCACTCTAAATTTTCTAATGTTTCTTGATCAAGTTTTCCTGTATAATACAACCATTTCAGTCTACGTAACTCTTTTTGCTTAGAATACATTCGCACAAGTTTGAGTTTTTCATCTGAAAATATTCTAAAATATTTGTGATGTAATTCAGGAATTTTGAGAGATTCATTGTCTAATTCTGTGTCATCAATTTCACTATCACTGGACCATAATTCTTGTATTTCTTCTAATTTCATTAAACCTCATAATTAACGTTCTCCAATCAACCTTTCTACTTTATATATCGTGTAAGCAAATGTGGCATCTGCGGTCACATAATCTACTTCTGCTACAGATGAATCGAGTTGTATACCAGATAATGTAACTGGCCATAAATTCTGAAAAGTTACTTTTATTTGAGCATTTTTATGACTTGTTAATATCATTAAACTACCATCAGAATATCTATCACCAAATGGTTTTACACCCCTATTAGTATTTGCCAATTGTTCATACTGATCTTGACTTTCTGGATAACCTAATCCAAAAATCCAATCTTTCATCTCAAGCCAATTTTGCAACTCCTCATCTACAATAAATCGTATTGTAAGTTCCTCAAATAAAATTTTGTCACCAGGTACAGGTATATCTCTAAATGGATTTGGTGCAGTCGCTTCACCTAAAGTTAATCCAGGTAATGTTGCGGACTGACAGAAAAAATTAACGTTTGGTAATTTATCAACGTCAAACTTGAACCCTATTGGGCTGAAGTAATTAAAGTTTTCGGGTTGAGATGAGATTGTAGACATAATTCTTTGTAAGTAATACTTTGTATATTTTCAAGTTCAGGTCCATGATCTATAACTCTTCTTATATTTATATTCGGATATATCGATGGTAATTTATTGAAAATTGATATCCAGCCTTGTTCTTCATGATGTTTAGTATTTGGATCATAATAACCGTGTGTACCATCATACAAATTATTTCTTTTACCAAATATGTCAAAACCTATCATGTATATCTCTTCATCAGGATATAATTCATATGCTAATCTACATGCGTTAAATCCTGTATTGTAGATTAGAATATCATCAGTTTCTATCCAAGACGTTTCTTTTAATTTGTGATTACGAGGTAACCAAGTTAAAAATGGTTCACTCTCATTCATTCCGTGAACAATAAATTCTGTCGAATCATTTTTCTCATTCTCTGTAATATTAAATAGACCCATTTTAATATTAAAATATAACTCTTCTGATAGAAATTGTATTTCACCTTTTAATAAAAAAACTTCATGATGTTTGGGATAATCACTTGATAAAATTTCATGTAATATGATTGAGTCATTTGCAAACAAATGATCAGGAGTAAAATCTCTGTAAAGAGCATTGCATCCAATAATTTTACCATGTTGTTTGAGGATATCTAAATTTACATTTTTTCTTGAATTTCCATTACCAATCACAAATATCATTTTTAAGCCGACTTTTGAGGAATTTTTTCCCTCCGGATTCTCGGAGGGTCATTTTTGTTTGGGATCACCGAGTTTTTCATACAAAAAAAGGGGACCCTCGTGAGATGGATCCCCTTTCAACTATAACTTAATGTACAAGAAAAATTACATCAAGTTATTTACACGTACAAGTCTGTAGTAGACATTGCTTTGTACAGATGTAGAATCTGGACCACCAATATCGTAATCTGAGACACCACTTCTGGCTGTTGCGCCTTGGGCGAATGGGTTTCTAACCATGCCATAGCGAGTCTTAAATCCGATTTTTGGTTGAAAAGTATCTGTATCAACTGCACGTACCATTTGCAATGGAACATATGGGCAGTAGAAGATACCAGCATCATATGCTGAAGATCCTTTGTATCCTACGACAAACCAGTTTGTTGCACTGGCTACTGCATAAGGATCAATGTATACTCTGTAGCGACCATTAAGAACACCAACAAAAGTATTGCCTGTGTCATCTGGGCTAATGTTATTGCTATCAAGAGCAGGTGTGTAATCAAGAACACCAGCCATTTGCAATGCAGAAGCAACATCAGAAGAAGTAATGATGATATTACCTTTACCTCTACGTGTGTCTTTTGCGATAGCGTTTGCTTCACGCTCGATCTGGAACATAAGACCCTTGAATTTTTCAACAGACCAACGACCATTAGAGTCGGTGTCAAGATCAAAGATACCAGCGGCGGTTGTGTTATGTTGTGCGCCAATTTTGGCTTCACCGTAAATCTTACGTACAACTTCTCTATTGATTTCAGCAAGAATTTCTGCTGAGAGAATGTTGGAAAGTTCTGTTTCAGCATCGAGACCGTGAACGGCTTTAAGATCCTGAGCAACTTCCATTGTGTAGTCTGCCTTCAAGGCTCTCGACTTAGCAGTTACACTCAACTTCTCAATACTGAATGACATGCTTTGTGGTGTCAAATGTTCAGCGGCGGCTGTTGGCATTGCACCACCAGTGTCAAGATATGAAGTATTACCGGCGGCGCCACCTGTAGCAGAACCGTTAGCAACAATCATAAGACCTGGGTTTAGAGAAGTAGTATCTGTAACGGAGTTATTACCAGAGTATGCTGGTGTTACTTCGTTATAGAATGTTTCTGTTTGTGATCCTGAACCTCTCTTAGATCTCATCGCAAAGATAAGTCCAGTAGGACCTGTCATTGGTTGCACACCACAAATGTCATATGCAATCAAGTTAGGCATTGCTCTTCTTACGAGAGAGATGAGGATTGGGTCAAATTTTGCAACGTGACCACCACCGGCTGCCGAATGAGAGGCTGGAGTGTCTGGTAATTCACCAGCACCAAAACCTGCTTCTGTCAAGAAATTTTGGGAAGCAAGAACTTCATTGTCCATGCTTTGTGCTTTTTCTTGGTTTTCAAGCAAGAGAGTTGTTACGGCTCTCTTGTAAGGGTCTTTAATGGCACCCAAATCTGGATGCTCAAGAATTGGACCCCATTTTTTTTGTAATTGTTCAGACAAATACATATTTACTTTCTCCTATAGGGTGCGTTAGGATTATTTTTTAATTGTTCTTGAGATAGCCGAACTATACCATTTCATAGTGTCAGACATTTCTGCCGTCTCTTCAACTTCTTTGGCTTCCTCTTCAGTTAATACTTCAGGTTGTGAATCATCATTAGTAGATGCTTCTTCTGTAGCAACTGAACCTTTAGCAGGAAAATAATTTTCTTTAATTACCTGCAATTTTTCTGCATACTCTTCTTCAGAATCAAAGTCTACACTGTCAGCGAGTTTTTGCATTTTTTCTACTTGAACATCTGTAAGATCTTCAGAAATGTTTGCGATAGCCTCAAACTTTTTATACTCTTTAAGTTCGCTTTGCATATCTACATTCTTTTCCATCTCTTTGTTCAAGGATTCTTCAAGGTCTTCAACCTTAGCAAAAAGATCGTCAACAAGATCAACCTTTTCTTCTGGAATGTCGATGTAATGTTCGACAAAAAGATTTTTAAGACCGACCATGAAATCTTCAACAATCTCGGAACGAATTCCTTTTTCGATTGCTAATTCATTCTCTTGCATCCACTCTTTGACAACATAGTTCAAGTAGTCATCGACTTTCTTGACCATTTCTTCTCTTGTCTCAAGAATGGTTTCTTCTAACTGAGTTTTGTATTGCTCTTCAAGAGTTTCTACTCTTTGGTTAACCTCTTCGTTTACCTTTGCAAATACTGCGGCCTCAAAAATTGTTGCCGCTTTTTCCTTGAATTCTTCGGACAACTCTTCACCTTGAATCAAAGCCTCAACATCAGATTTAACATCGATTTGATACTCTTTCTTCAATTCGTCAAGTTCGTCCTCAGAAAGAACCTGAGTATTTTCAGTTTCTTCTGTCTCTTCACCTGATTCTTCTTCAGAAAGTGCCTTACGTACTTCTTCAATCGAATCTTTGTCCATCTCTTGTAATAGGTCATAGATATCTTTAATCATGCCCATTCTAGTTGCTGACTCTGACATTTTTCCTGACTTTGCTTTACCTACGCTTGATGCGTAGTTAGGTTTAGTTGTTGATTTGCCACCGTCTTCTGCACCACTTACTGTAGGATCTGGACCTACACTTTGAGCGCCTTGATCAGCCGCCAAAGTTGGCATAGAATCTTGTGGACTATTTTTATCTAAAGATCTCTTGGCGGCTGTAACGCCAGTCGCTTTAGTATTTGTTTGATCTGTGGTTGATTTGCTCTGGCCAGGTGCCGATAAATCTTCTTCTACCTGACTATTTTCTGAAACCTGAACTTCAGTTTCTTCTTGCACTTCTTGCTCCTGCTCCAGAATTTCTTTTTTTGACATAGAAAACTCCGATATTTTGAGAAAATCTCTGTTTATATTTATAATACCTAAAGTTTAGAAAGAAAAGAATTAAACGCTTTCAACTTGTTATTATCAAGATTAGAAGCAGGACTTCTCTTAATACTTTCTTTAATCTTTGCGATAGTGGCCTCTTTTACGACACCATTATCCCAAATCCACTCTTTACCTTCCATAATACCATCAACAAACGCATCGGGAGCAGAAGGGTCTGCTACAATGTCTGCGGCGGTCGCCAAATAAAAATCATCTTTGACATAGTTAGCACCACCTTTTTCTTCAAGTGAACCCATACCTCTTGAAGATACACCCAATTTGGCACCTTCATTAATCAAATTCTTAACGATGTTACCATAAGGTGTGTCCATAATTTTCGCTTTACCTACAATATTATTTCCGTCTTCTTTTAGTTCTTTGATCATATGCGAAACTCGCTCAAGGTTTATTGTAGGTCCCTCTGGATGTCCAAGTTCGCCAAATGCTCTATTCTTATCTACATATTCGTTACGATATCTGTTTACTTCATTAAACAAAATAGGTTTACTGTAAATTCTACCATTGCGATTTTTTGTCTCACTCATCATGAATACACCATTGATGTACATGCTCTTCTTGTCTCCTGTACCTTCAACAATATATTCAAGGTCTTCATTAATTTCTGTAATTAATTTCATCTTCTTCTCGCAATGTCTAGTTTACGTTTATCTTTTACTTTTCTTTTTGTAAATCTTTTAATAGCACTCTGTCTTGCTTTGTTTTCTAATTTTTGATCTATCATTTTTTTCATGCCGAATGACATGGCTCTATAAGATTTACCTCCAGATACTCTCTTTTTCATATCTGCTCTGGCACCTTTTCTTGCTCGTTTTTGTAATCTGCCTGCATCTGCCTTTCTTCTCATCTGAATTTTTCGTTTTCTCTGTATTCTATGTTGAAAACGTTTCATTCTACGAGAAAGTTTCATACGATCTTGTACACCAAGAACTCTTTCATCAAGCGGTTCGCCAGAATGTGGATCTACTTCAACTGGTTCTTCTATTTTTCCATCGAAAAAATCTGTGAATTTTAACATATTAACCTTGTAAAGTTACTTCGTGTACTGATGCTACTCCAGCACCGGTACCTTTAATCGCCATTTTATATGCTTTTCTAACTGTACCAGAAGTATTTTCTGCAATTGCACCACCAGAAGTTGCTATTGTAAATGCACTTGAATTTACAACGGCAGTGACTACAGGTAAAGTTGAACCACCTACTGCATAACTATCGTAATTAGTCGTATTTTCTATAACAATTAAATCACCAACAACAAAATCGTGAGCAGTACCATTATCAGGTTGCGATAATACTACTGTTGTCGAACCACTACCTGGATCAGTAATACTAGAAATTTCACCTCTTTTTGTGTCTAATTTAATATGCACAGGATCACTTGCTGAAATGTAAAGATTAGTTACATCAGCAGTAGGATCGGCCGCTTGACTTGCAATATTAATATATCCTGAAACCGATGAAGTGATTCTGCATACGCTTGCGTGACTTTTAGGTGCAAAAGCACCCGTTGATGATGAGGAAGTTGAAACACTAGCAACGTTTGCTAGTGCAGTGTAAGATACAGGCTTAAATGCATTACTCATTTTTAATCCTTATGCGGTTGCAAATGATGCAACTTTCCAAAAACTGGTTTTACTTTCTACGAGATTATTAGAGAATTTTTCTTTGTTATGTTCATTCAATTTTAAGTATGTTTCGTAAATATTTTTAGAAATCCTTGGGTTGACAATAACCTCGTAGTCATCTCTTGTTCTAAACTTAAAAGATGTATTTTCTTTAATACTTCTTTTGATAGCAGGTAAAATATCGTCTAAACTATGAACCTCATTAAAACCCGTTTCATATGGGTCGCTATCATCATCGAATGCATTTTCTTGTCCAGGGTATTGCATTTCATATTCAAGATAATGTTTAACTGAACCAATATAATCGGCCGCTTTTGCTATCTTTTCTTGGACCCATGACTCCATCTCTTGATGATCATGAAGCATCTCAAATAACTCTCCTGAGTATTTATGCAATTTATAGAGATTTTGCTTTGCCATTCGACCTTCATAATCATTATAGTTCATTTTCACATTCTCTGTATCATATTCAGGATGTGCTAACGGGTCACCGCAATGCTCTGATATTTGTTTTCTGTAGATATTTTTTAACCTTTTCATCGTAATTATATTTATATGTTTTTAGATCTCTTGCATAACGATTTTGTAATATTTACCGTTTCTGTGATTATAAACTCTTAAAAAATCATCCTGTTCGTCTATGGTAAAGTGTCCATTGTGATTTTTCATTATAATATCACCAGTATTTAACGTCTGTGAATGTAAAGTTGACCACCGTTTTGATGCAGAACCCAATGCCCTAGTGTCATCAGTATCAGGAATAATAGATTCACTTACTACACTATAATTTGCGGAACCAAAAGTTACAACAACATGACCTTGTTGATTTTCTGCAAAAACAAAAATAACGGTATTGTCATCGACATAAGTTACAGTTTCTGGTTGTATAACTTGATATTGTAGATTAGTTATTGTAAATACAATCGGTCGCACACCTAAATTATGTGTAACGGTCCATCTTGTAGATGCGGTTGTTTGAGTATGTTGAAATGTGCCACCATCTCTACCAGATGTTCCTGCCGAACCTGAACTACCTGCCGAGCCAGATGAACCAGAAGATGACTGACCATATGTTACAGAAACATAACCTTGTTTTGGTTCAGTAAAAATTATTTTTGCAATACCTGTAGTAACAAGTTGTATTGATTCTGGATATATTATTTTATATTGTTCATCATATACTGTAATTGCGGCGGCCTGTACACCAAGACCATGATTAACTGTCCATATCTTTGATGCAGTTGATTGAGTATGTATGAATGCACTACCATCTTGACCAGATGTTCCTGATGATCCTGCACTACCTCCAGAACCTGCACTACCTGCTG